TGGCGCTATACCGCCAGAGCAAGGCAGGTTTGTAGGCTACATTGCGGTGGGTTTTAAAATACCGCCTAAAGATATTATTCAAGCGAAGACTCGCATCAACTTAGCAAGCACGGAGATGAGTAAATGATTAGCAATTGGCAACAAGCATTTGAGCAGATGTTAGCCTCAGAAGGCGGCTTCACAGACGATGAGCGTGATGATGGCAACAAGTTACCCGACGGGCGCAAAGGCTCGACCATGCTTGGCGTGACTCAGTTCAACTGGGAACAGCACGTTGGGCATCAAGTAACCCACGACGATATGCGTAAACTAACCGCTGTTGATGTCGAACCCCTGTACAAGAAGAAGTACTGGGACGTTGTGCGAGCCGACGAGTTACCCTCTGGCATTGATTACTTAGTCTTCGATATGGGTGTAAACGCCGGTCCGGGTCGTTCAATTAAGCTCTTGCAAACTGCCGTAGGTGTACCTGCTGATGGTGGCTTTGGACCGATGACAATGGCTGCGGTGCAGGCTGCTGACCCTGTTAAGTTAATTCAAGATTTTAGCGATGCCAAAGAAACTTTTTACCGTAGCCTTGATTCTTTTACCGTCTACGGTACAGGGTGGCTTAATCGTGTCGCAGCAGTTAAACTGAAAGCCTCAAGTATGCTTGGGTAAGGGAGTTTAAACGTGCCATTACAGAAACTGACCTTTCGTCCGGGGGTCAACCGCGAAGGAACTAACTATTCCAACGAGGGTGGTTGGTACGACTGCGACAATATTAGGTTTCGTTCAGGATTTCCAGAGAAACTTGGCGGTTGGATACGTTTGACGGCAAATACGTTTCAAGGCGTATGCCGTGCGTTATGGAACTGGGTTACCTTGGGTGGTTCTAATCTGCTTGGCGTTGGCACACACTTAAAATATTACATTGAAGTTGGTGGCGTTTATAACGACATTACGCCTATCCGTAAAACTACGACTGGCACAGCTACCTTTGCAGCAACAAACGGATCAGCGGTTTTGACCGTGACTGATGCTGCTCATGGCTGTATTATTGGCGACTTTGTAACCTACACGCTTGCTGTGTCTTTAGGCGGTGCAATTACTGCCACGGTGCTAAACCAAGAGTATCAAATTGTTTCTGTACCTACAGCGAATACTTACACCATCAACGTCATAACCTTAGCTAATGCAAGCGATGTGGGTAATGGCGGCGGTGCTACGGTAGCAAATTATCAAATTAATACTGGCGCACCAATTGCCATTCCTGTTGTTGGGTGGGGCGCGGGCGGCTGGGGTCTAGGCACTTGGGGTATTGGTACTACATCAAATACTGAATTGCGTATTTGGTCTAATGATAATTACGGTCAAGATTTAGTTATAGCACCAAGAAATGGTGAGGTTTATTATTGGGAAGCTAGTAATGGTGTTACGGTCAGGGCAAAGTTTTTGTCTGCCTTATCTACCGCTGCGGGTTTTGCTGGCGATTATGTACCAAATCAAACTCTTGAGGTTTCAGCATCTTCTATTCAACGTTTTGTTATTTGTTTTGGCGCAAACTCATATGTCAGTGGAAACCCTAATACGACCTTTAACCCAATGTTGGTGCGTTGGTCAGACCAAGATAATCAATATGAATGGGTTCCAGCAATTACCAATCAATCTGGTGAGTTTCCTTTATCAGTCGGTTCAACCATTATTACAAGCATTAATACCCGCCAAGAAATATTAATCTGGACTGACTCTGCTTTATATTCAATGCAGTATTTAGGACCACCGTATATTTGGGGTTTTAATATATTAATGGATAATATATCCATTATTTCGCCTAATGCTGCAATTACAATTAACAACATCACTTACTGGATGGGCGTTGACAAGTTTTATCAATATTCTGGGCGCGTTGATACTTTGCCCTGTTCGTTGAGGCAATACATTTTTAACGATATTAATATTGAACAAGCGTTTCAAGTGTTTTCTGGCAGCAACGAAGGGTATAACGAGGTCTGGTGGTTCTATTGCTCAACAGATTCAACGGCTATAGATAAGTACGTCATCTATAACTACCTTGATAAAGTTTGGTACTACGGCTCAATGTCTAGAACCGCATGGCTAGATTCAAGTCTTCGTCAGTATCCTATGGCAACCAACTACGATGCTAGTGCTGTAACAGGCAGAACCCTGTACCATGAAGCCAGCGTAGATGACGTTGCCGGTACAACGCCTGTGGCAATTGATGCGTATATTCAGTCGTCAGATTTTGATATTGGTGATGGGCATAACTTTGGGTTTGTCTGGCGCATCCTGCCTGACATTAACTTTAACGGCTCAAACGTGGATGAACCTTACGTCACCATGACCGTCAAACCCCGTCAAAACTCAGGTGCAGCTTATAGCGCATCAAACAGTCCTGAAGTGCAAAGCGCAGACAATTACGCAGTTAGTCGGTCATATAATATTCAATTGTTTGACGGACAGGTCTACACAAGAATTCGTGGCAGGCAGATGGCGTTCCGTATTGAATCCACTGAACTTGGCGTGGCGTGGCAGCTTGGCTCTCCTAGAATTGACATCAGACCGGACGGCAAAAGATGAGTACTGGCACAACTAAATCCCCAAACTTACCGGTTGCTCCACGCGAGTATGACGCAGTATTTTTTGAACAATTTACAAACGTGCTACGCCTGTATTTTGCACAGCTAGATAATCCGGGTTTTTCAGCAGCAAGTGGTTTAAACTTAGACCTAAATACGCTTCCTACGCAGACAAGTCTTGCCGACCTACGGGTTGGTGACGTATATCGGGACACCACTGCCAGTAATGTCTTAAAGGTCAAGGTATGAATTATCAAGTTGCATTTATAAAAGAGGCGTAACTATGATCCCTATTATGATGGGCTTGGCAATTGGCGCTGCAATGGGCGGCGGTATTGCTGCGTTGCGCGGTGGTAAAACAGATGACATCCTTAAAGGCGCTTTAATGGGCGGCGCTACCGGTGCTATAGGAGGTGGTATATCTTCACTTGCCAGTGCAGGTGCTGGTGGGGTTGCTGGTGCTGGGGTTGCTAACGTTGCTCCTGCCGCTGGGTCTGCTATAAGTGCAGTGCCTTCTGCTATTACTCCTGCTGCGTCTGGCATAACTGTTAATGGATCATCTCTCTTAGCCAATCAAATTCCAAGTGCAATTGGAACTATGCCTTTAGGTACTTCTGCGCTTTCTGCGCCAGCCGCTGGAATAAGTCCTATTGTCTCTCAAACAGCAGCTCCTGCGGGTACAGGATTTTTTGGTTCAGGCATTGGTAAATTTATTTCTGAAAACAAAATGCCTTTAGGTCTTGGTGCGGCTGGTTTGTTATTGACTAATAAAGGCAATAATCAGAGTAGCCAGCCTGAATCAGATTCGTACATTCGTCCATATGAGTTTAGCCAAGTTGAAAACCCTGATTACCAAGGTGCTGGTACGCCTTACTTTAAACAATCATACACAGCTAAAACACCGATTAAAGCAAAAGATTTTGGCGCTACTACCGTGGCTAACGGCGGCATTATTCGTATGGCTGAAGGTGGAGAGACTACACAAGAACAACGTGAAAGCACTGCTAACCCAACACTTGACGCTTTAGCTGCTATTCAACAAGCACAACAGTCTTATCAACCGCCAACTGTATTGCAAGGCATTACACAGCCATTGATTCAACCACAGATGGCTCAGATTCAACAGCAATATGCTGCACCACAACGACAAGCTCCTGCTGCGTTTCAGTACGAAGCACCGGCGTTTGCTAAGTATGGTATTAGTAGTTTAGGTGGTGGGTACGGTAGTGGCGGTGGTGGTGGCTTAATTGATCCAGTTACAAAACAGCCTGTACAAAGTGCCGCTCAAATTATTGCAGCTAAAAAACCCGCTGGTTCAGGCGTTAGCGGTACATACACCGGACCCGGTGTAAACGGCGATGCAGAAAGCTATTACGACAGATACCCCGTTGCAGAAGTTTACGACTACGCAAATAATCAACCAACTCGACCATTTAACCCAAACGAGGGTTCGCCTGAATTTAATATTCCTTCTGTTTTTCCTGTTGATCCATCAAGCGGCATGGCAGAGGTACAGCAGATGTTTGCTAATCAAGGGTACACCGAATTTATTCCAGATGCCCATACTGATTATTACGGAAATACAGGAGGAGATGCTGATGGTGGGTTAATCGCTGACAAACATCCTAGATATGCAATGGGTGGCGGCATTGGTGGTTATTACCCTGAGCCAGATGATGGCAACCGCAACTTTGGTGGTATTGACAGTTTAAACCAAGGTCCTCAGTACCCAATGCAAGGCTACGCAATGGGTGGTCATTTAGGCGGATACTCTGATGGTGGTCAGTTACTAAGAGGACCCGGCGATGGAGTCAGCGATGATATTCCTGCTCAAATTGGTAGCCGTCAGCCTGCTCGTCTTGCTGATGGTGAGTTCGTCGTTCCTGCTCGGATTGTTTCTGAACTGGGAAATGGGTCTACAGATGCCGGTGCTAAAAGACTGTATGCCATGATGGATCGCATTCAAAAGAACAGGGGCAAGACTGTTGGCAAAGACAAGGTAGCTGTTAACTCTAGGTCAGATAAATACTTACCCGCATGAAGGTACAACATGTTCCAATCCAGTATGTAAATCAAACGTGGGATGCTGTTTCGGGGTTTTTAAAAGCAGCAATTGAACAACAAACTGGCGATAAAGATTACACGCTAGAGCAGGTTCAGGCTTATGTAACCGGCGGTCAGTGGATATTGTTGGTTGCAGTAGAAGATGACAAGATTATTGGTGCAGCAACGGTCAATTTGTTTAACCGACCTAACCATCGTGTAGCGTTTATTACTTACATTGGCGGCAAGTTAATTGTCAGTAAAGACTCGTTTAAACAGATGTGCCAAGTTTTACAAGGCTTTGGAGCTACGTCTATAGAAGGTGCGGTTAATGACGCTGTTGCTAGATTGTGGCAACGCTTTGGGTTCGTTGAAAAATACAAAATTGTTGAGG